GGGACATTCAAAGACAGAGATACATTTAATATTTCATCAACGGACATCCCCAAAGCCAAAAATAGAGCCAATATTGAACCTGCGGATGATCCGGAAATTTCCTTAACATCCACAAGGTTGGATTCCATTGCTTTTAGAGTCCCAATCATTGAGTATATACCCATTGATGCGGGACCTAATACAAGGTATTTCATCCTCCTACTTAATAGAATTGAGGAAATTGCTTGCGTAAAAGCGCAAACACCACGGCAAAGACAACGGCGTGGGTCACAGCCGCTGGAATGCTGGTCTGACCCGACTGGAAGAGACCACCGGAGCCTGGGGGGATGGTGAGGAGGAGACCGGGGCTGAGGGCGATGAAGAGGGTAGTGGTCACGAGAAGGTCGGTCTTGGTGAGGACGAGACCCATCGCGCGAGCAACGAGACTGAACACGAGGAAGAACACGAGAGCGTGGAAGAAGACGGCCATTTGGCTGGTCTTGCCGTTCATAAACTTGACGTTCTTGCCCGCGGTGGTCACGAGAACACCGGGGCTGAGCGCGAGAAAAAGGGCGGCGGGGACAGCAACTTTTTGGGAAGTGATATCGGGGAGCATTTAATATATGCACATATAATTTTTAGCATAGTCTACAAAGTGATAGAAAGTGGCACCCCTCATCATTTCTTCGTGGAGTCCGTTATCATTAACGATGCGCCTGAGATTTCTCCAAATGTGTGCAAGTCTTTCTTCGTACCACTTAGTTTGTTCTTGATATTCCCACACAACACGCTCCTGATATGGATGATGTTCCATGTAACAAAATTCAGCAAAATCCGAAAAGGTACCAGTGTGCTGAATGTAAGCATCATGCATGAGTGTGTTCATAGTATCCCACATGTACCACAATTCTTCTGAATATTGGACTTGCCAGTCTTCAATATTGAGAGGAGTTTCATCTGTGATTTCTTCATCATCACTGGCTTGAGAGTTCTCAAAACCAGTAGTAGCTTCGTAAACGTATTGGCTCCAAACCATGGTTATTACTTATCTTCTTTTGGGGGCTTCTCTTTTATACCAGTTAGCGACAGAGAAGTAGACTCCTTGACTTTAAGACCGTCCTGAATCGCGTTTATGGCACCCTCCACCTTGGCTTCGTCTCCACCAAAAAACTTCAAAAGACCGTCCTTGATGGCATCCTTATTAATTCCCGACTTACGCACCGACTTACGTAGGCTAATTTTACCTTTTCTGAGGTTAATGGTATCAATACCCTGATCAATCATGTGCTTCTTCACAGATTCCTTGAGACGCTTCTCTTCCTGGTTAAGGATTTTGATATCAGATTTTGCTTCAGAAAGTTGCTTGGAGAGCTCCACGAGCTTGGAGACACTCTCGGAAAGTTCACTTGGTACTGACATGTTTATTATTTAAAACTATACTTCTAATCTTTAAGCGCTATTTAGCAGAGAGTGCGCTGCATCATATCGGGGACAATGGTAGAATTGTTCCACACAAATGGGTCCTTGGGGTTAGGAGGGTCAGCGCGGATCTGCTGGTTGGCGTTGCGGAGAGCACCACCGACGGTCTCTGGGAAACCGATCTGCTGACGAGGCTCAAGGAAGTTCTGACCAGCGAGGATGTCTTCTGGAGCAAACTCACCGAAGTCCTCAGCAGAGGCAACCTCACGTGGGAGGAGGGAAGACGCGAGGCCTACACCATTCTCCATGCCACAACCGTTGGCTGGGGCTAGGCCGTTGGCAGTTGGGCCCGCGGAAGGCGCCATACCAACGGCGGCGTACTCACGCTCCTTGATAGAATACTCAGACTTGTTGTTCATAGTGAAGAGCAAATAGACCAACACGGCGACGGCGAGCACCATAAGTATGTTTTGGGTACGACCCTTCTTCATCATGTTTTATATTAGGTTAACAATTTTTTTATTGCTCATCGTCAACGAAAGCATATCCTTCTGGATAAGTGTCAAGGATTGGGTCTGGATGAACTCTGACCTGGACGACATTCCATGAAGAGCCGAAAGATTTCTTGGCAAACCAGAGACCAGCAAATTCAAGGATGACATCACAAGTCTTTTCGGGCTGGATGACATCAAAATCAACCATCTCCTGATCAGAGTTGAATACCTTGGTAACTTCAATGCGCTCGCCTGTAATCTGATTGTCGGCTACACTGGAGGTGTAAGCACCCTCAACAACCTTATCAGAGAGCTTCTTACCAAACCAGGTTTCCGCGTTCTCAACGGCAGCACTGAGGTTCTGCGCGTCAATCTCTTGAATCTTAGAAATGTTAGCTTCAGAGCCAAGATCCATAACGATGTCCCCTGAGACATCCACAATCTTCACATTGTTCAACTGAACAAGGCACTTGCGCTTAGAATCGTTGAGAGCCTTTACGAAGTAGAGTCCATCATCACCTTTAGCTGGGGCGTTGTAAAGCATTTTATATATGATTTGTGTTTCAATTCTTTAAACCAACAAATGGTATAGCTGCTGACTTATTTATGACATTTTTAGGGACCCATACATTTCTCCTGGGATTGTAACCATAAAGAGTGTTTGTGAAGTTTATATTTTTTGGAAGTTTCTTTGCGTTTTCAGGTCTCAATTTGACTTCATTTTTCACGTAAGAGTTATTATTGACATTCTTCCATTTCAAATTCTTTAGATTTAACCTTTTGTTTCCTGAAGAATTCTTGTAACCATTTATGTTAACATTATTGGTGACAGGCTTCAATCCATGAACAATTTGTTTGGATAATTTTTCTTCTGAAGGTTTAGTTGTAAAGTTTTTGTACTTAAATGGATCTACACGAGCGGCCTGAGCTATAGAAACGCGTGCATTTTTCTTTGTAGCGGGGGCACCCTTTTTGATGATGAGCGATTTCACACGCTTGAAAATATCATCAATGGAATCGGTAGATTTCACTCTCTTATCCAAAAGTTGTGCAAGTTTTATAAGTCTTTGACGATCCTTCTCTTTCTTCTCTGGACGAAGTTTGAGTTTACTCATTAAATAGATGTCTTCAATCAAAAACTCTTTACTGGCTACGTATACATTGTTATTCCTCACAAGTTTACCAGTATTTTGATTTCTGTATGTTATACCCTTACGCCTCGTTAAAACAACTTCATATCCAAATTCTTTAGGTCTCATACAGGGAATATCGAGAATTCCACCGAGAGTTACGTTCTCAATTTTACCGCTACTAGGGGAGAAGAAGCGTGTATTCAAATCAAGAGCAAATAATTCCACGTCAATGAAAACATCCCCCTTTTTGGGATCATTTCCCGTACCAGACTTTTTCTTTTTGATTAAGGTATATCTACGTGTAACGGCTGCCCCGGAAGGTGGAATACTCAGACCTAAAAACTTGAAGAGTTTGGGGTACTTTGTTTTCATGAGAGTCAGTCGTTTTCTAACCCTCACATTCAAACGCTTAGCTATTTCACCCATTTTGTCCCAAAGAATCAATTTGGTTGCTTGAAGTTTACCAAAAAACTTTGGATTCACAGGCATACGTGGAACAAACTTTGCATCAATATCGGTGGTGATGATACGATTGTTGTATTCCACATACAGATTGAAAGCCTCTCCACCGCTCACTATGAGATCACCCATGTTCTTCATATGTTCAGATATTTCACCTATGGTTTCTAAAATGATATCTCTCAACGAATTGGTAATCAAGAGGTATACAATCTTTTCAAAGTCCTTTTTACCATACGTAGTTTGCATACGATATCTGAATTTTCCAAGATCCCTCTGTTCATTCCTGTCGTAGTATTTTTTCAACTTGGCATCTTTGAACAAAAAATTTTCATTTAGGAATTTTTGGATAGCGGCTTCTGAATAAATTTCAGTGTCCATTATTATATTCTCACATAATAATATGGTCTGTAGTATAATAGACGAGTGTAGGTGCTTTGCTTACAATGATGTAGCCGACCCAAAAAAGTCACAATTCTGTGGTGTAAGACGGGGATCATATGTAGTGGATTGTCCAGAGAGTACGTGTTGTGCTGGTGGATGTCCGGGGCAGGTACCAGGATTAACACCTAGAGAACCTTTCAGGATCATAGAACGTCCATCACCCCTGTCAATACCAGCATATGATCCAACTCTTTACATGATGATTTTACTGATTATAGTTTCAATTGTATTTCTTACGTATCTTACTTAAAGATTAATCACTTAGTAAAGATATAAGATGTCTCTTGAAACCATTCAATCTGAAATTGCCGCCCTACGCGCCGATGTCAAGGCCCTCACCAAGCTTATCCGCAAGGTGAAGAACACCCAAGAGGACCCTAATGGTGAGAAGGCCAAGGCTCGTGCTGCTAACAACGGCTTCAACCGCAAGCAGGAAATTACACCTAAGTTGCGTGAGTTCCTAGGACTTCCTGAAGGTGAGCTCATCTCTCGTTCTGAGGTGACCAAGTTCGTGAACAAGTACATCACCGACAAGGGGCTCAAGCACCCTGACAACGGTCGTCAGCTCATCCTTGACGACAAGCTTAAGGAGCTTCTTCAGCCTCCTGCTGACGTCACCGTCACTTACCTTAACCTTCAGAAGTACCTCTCTCCTCACTACGTGAAGAAGGCTTAAAAAAATAGTACAATACCTTAATAAATCCCCAGTATGTTTGTTTCAAAGGAACAGATTGAACAACTTATTGGTACAAAGATCAAAGATCTGACTTTGTACCAAAAGGCTTTCACCCACAAATCCGCGCTCAAAGAATATGAACAATTTTCAGAATCATTTGAGACTCTAGAGTTCATGGGTGACTCCGTATTAGGTTTTATCATTACGAAATTTCTATTTGATCGTCATGAATCTAAACAAGAAGGCTTTTTGACAAAAGCTCGTACAAAACTCGTTCGTTCAGAGACTCTGGCCGCTATAGCTCTAAAATTGGGTCTAAATGAGTTGGTTCTTATGGATGAGAAGGGTATGAGGAATGGCTGGAACAACAATCCCAAGATTTTAGAGGATGTGTTTGAAGCCCTCGTGGGTGCCATCTATATGGACCTTGGCCTCCTTCACGCAAAACAGTTTGTACTCAGAATATATGAAGATCCAAAATATGTGGATCTCAATTCCATAATGGTTGATGATAATTACAAAGACCATCTCATGAGATATTGTCAAATTATGAACCTACCTCTACCCGAATACCGCGTCGTTGCACACGAAGATGGTGTATTCTTCATTGATGCCTATATCAATAACCAATATGCTGGCAGGGGGTATGCTAAAAGTAAAAAGCAAGCTGAACAAAATGCAGCTATGATATTCTTCCAACTACTTAAAAATAACCCACAACAATAATTTAATATGCATCCGAATGTTAAAGCTCTGATTGCGCGCGAGTATGATGCACAAAAAAGTGAAGCATGGCTGAAACTCCGTGGAAACATGCTAACCGCTTCGGATGCAGCTACGGCAATTGGAAAGAACAAATACGAGAAACCCGATGATCTTCTACTCAAGAAGTGTGGTCTAGGTGAAAAGTTTACAGGTAACGCTGCCACCCGACATGGTGAGAAATATGAGGACGAGGCACGTATCCTCTATGAGGAGAGACACAATGAGGTTGTTCACGAAATTGGGCTCTGCCCTCACCCAGAGCATAGTTGGCTGGGTGGAAGTCCTGATGGTGTTTCTGAATCGGGTAAGCTTGTGGAGATCAAGTGTCCCCAATCGCGTCCAATTATTCCCGGTGAAGTTCCGGAGCACTATATGCCACAGTTACAGTTGTGTATGGAAATTTTAGATCTAGAGGAAGCCGACTTCATTCAATACAAGCCCGCAGAAACAAATTGGCCTAGACCAGAGGAGTTTGACGTTACCAATGTGAAGCGGGATCGTGAATGGTTCAAGACTTATCTCCCCGTGATGGATGAGTTTTGGAAGAAAGTTTTGTATTTTAGAGAGCACCTAGATGAACTTCCACAACCTAAGCCAAAGCGCACTCGTAAAAAAAAGGAAGTTGAACCTCCAAAGTGTGAAGTGGTGTCACTTTCTGACGAAGACGAATATCATGAAGATTGAACAACAATACAACCTCGCTAAAGACAGCCTCAATGGGCGTCTCTTTGCACCCTACCAGCGTGAGGGTGTTCTATGGATGCTCACCATGGAAAATCAGGAGTCTGGACCTAAGGGTGGATTCCTGTGTGACGAAATGGGTCTAGGTAAGACTGTACAAATGGTTTCTACTATGTTGGGAAACCCCAAAAAAAGTACACTAATCATCGTACCTAAATCTATTATCACACAATGGGTGAATGAAATTGGAAAGTTTGCCCCTAAAATGTCTGTTCACGTGTTTGATGGTCCAGACAGAAAGCTGAAAGAGGCTGACGTTGTGATCATGCCATATTCTCTTCTGTCAACTCACGAAGACACCCCCATCCACAAAAAGATTTGGGACAGGGTTATTCTTGATGAAGCCCACGAGATTCGAAACAAAAAATCAAAATTGTTCAAAAGTGTGTACCGTATCAACGCCATGATCAAATGGATCGTCACAGGTACACCTGTCTTCAATTCAATGGAAGACTTTGTATCTTTGTGTGCCTTCCTTGGTATTGATAAAGCTCTTGTCCAAGGAATGACCAATAAGATCAAGGACATCTACATCCTTCGAAGAACCAAAGATGACCTGGCGAAAATCAACGAGCGTTTGAGACTACCAGATTGCCACTTTGAGAATGTGGAACTTGACATGTTTCCCGATGAGAGACAACTTTATGAGTTTGTGTTCCAAGATGCACAGGCCACCATTCAAGAGGCTTTCAGAAATGCAATCAGTCTCAACTCAAAAAATATGGTTATCTTGGAGTGCCTCCTTCGCGCCAGACAGTGTATGATTTGGCCCCAAATGTACCTGAATGGTATCGCGAAAAAGAATGGAACTCAACCCGAGGAATGGATTGGAAGATCCAATAAGATGGAAACTCTCTTCCGTATGATTAACTCTCACCCAGATGAGAAGACCCTCGTTTTTTGTCAATTCGTGGGTGAGATGGACTACATCCAAAGTAAGTTGGAGTGTCCCACCTTCAGGATTGATGGTTCAGTGGCAAAAGAGGATAGAGACAAACAGGTGACACTTTTCAAAAAGGCTCCACCCGGCTCTGTCTTTATTATTCAAATCAAGTCTGGTGGTCAAGGTCTAAATCTTCAAGAGGCTACTAGGGTTTACATCACTGGCCCATCTTGGAACCCCGCGACAGAACTCCAAGCTGTTGGCCGGAGTCATCGAACAGGACAAACTAAACAGGTCTACGTCAAGAAACTTATCTACAAAGAGACGGACACATTTGTGAGTGTTGAGGAAGAGATGATGGCTCTCCAAGGTCACAAATCTATTGTGTGCTCCAAGGTTCTCAACGATGAAAGAATTGAGAGACAGATTCCAGTAAAGAGAACAACTGAAAAGATTTCAATTTTGGACATCAAGAAAATTTTCAAAGCCTAATGTATAACAAAATGATTGGTTCTCGTGCTCAGGTTTTCCATGGAACTGCTGACCAAACTGCGGGTGGTCTCAAGAAGAAGGATCTTATGCTCGATCCCAAGGATGGCCAGATCAAGAGTGTTGCGGCCCACCAGGCTGCGCTTGATCGTATGAAGCGTGAGGGTAAGAAGCATCTCACTAAGGTTTTCAAGCCTTCTAAGAAGGGTTTCAAGCTTCAGCCTAAGGAGGGTACCAAGGCGTACAAGACGAAGATGAAGAAGATGGCGTAAAAATTTGTTGTTGTAATGTAAGAATGACTCTTGCTAAATGGAACGAGTCCGTGCGTCTAGCTAAGATTAAATTGGGAAAGGACCCTAAGGGGTTTACCAAAATTCAGGGTAAACTTCTTAAGGAGGCTCAAATCATATATCATATTCTCCTAATGAATAAAAATAACGGTAATAAGTAAGATGAACGTTTTGGAGCGCGCCAGAAAGGCTGCGATGAATACAAACTTCCTTGACAACCAAAAGCGTCGTATTTATCAAACGAGTAGGGGTGCGATGTTTACTAAAATGCCAGGTGGGTATAGAAACTATAAACCCATTGCCAAATATTTTAACAAACCGGGTTCAAACGTAATTAAACGTTTATATTAGAGTTGGAATTGGAAACCCTTGAGATTTTGTGGTTCATACACCACAAGTTGATGAAGCTTCCAAGTACACCCGAACTTTCTGTTCAAGAAATACACACTATTGAGTTCAACAATAGCATGTCCACTGTTTCTTGCATAGAGACCATTTGAAACTTCAGTCTTGATGGGGTTCTTGTCTGCGTCATAAACTGCAGCCTTGATGAGACTGTTATGATCTGTGTCAACCTTCACACGAAACTTTGGTTCGCGATCAGGGCTTTCCTTAATATTAGAGTTGAACATTGGTTTAAGTTCATCCTTTGTCATTTTCTTTTCGAAAATCTTTTCACTTTGATCAACGACCGCATCAATGATCTTATCTTCAATAGTTCGTAGAGAATTGTAAAACTTATTAATGTAACTTCCATCCTCATCATACCCCTTTAGTGCAAAATCCACATTATATTTAGTTGGTCCGACTTCGGGTGTAAAACCAGAGACACCGAATGGCATGTATAGTCGTGGAAATTGGATCCTCAAGGGAGTACCCTCCTTCGTAGAAAGTACAATTTTTCGGTTGTTAAACTCAGCAATTTCCAAGTTTTCAATAGCGTCGGTAATTTTAGACATTTGTACTACGTGAATATATGGTTAAAACTTTAAGCTGAACAAGCCACACATTCAGGTTCAAGACTAAATTGGATTGGACGAGCCTTAGCCTTGGATCTCAGATAATACATACCCGTCTTGAGTCCCTGTTTCCATGCGTACATATGCATTGAGGAGAGTTTAGACATTGTAGGACTCTCCATGAATAGATTCATACTCTGACTTTGATCAATGAATCGTCCACGCGCAGCGGCCATGTCAATGACATCCTTCATCTTAATTTCCCACACAGTTCGGTACAACTGTTTGATGTCATCTGGAATGTCTACTATGTTCTGAATAGAGCCACCAGCTTTGACCATTAGGTCTTTCATTTCCTTTGACCAAAGACCAATCTCTTTCAAGTCATTGACAAGATGTTTGTTAACAACTACAAATTCACCAGCGAGGGTACGACGAAGATAGATATTTGTAGTATACGGCTCAAAGCACTCATTGTTCCCCAAAATCTGTGCTGTAGAGGCTGTGGGCATCGGAGCCATGAGAAGAGAGTTCCTAAGTCCCTTAGTCTTCACACGTTCCCTCATAGCATCCCAATCATAGTGAAGCTTTGTCTCTCCCTCCCACATATCAAATTGGAACACACCCTGTGAAGCTGGGGAGCCCTCAAACGTCTCATATGATCCATCAACCTCCGCAAGCTCGGAAGAAGCCTCAAGGGCTGCGTGATACATTGTTTCAAATATACGAGCATTAATCTCTTTAGCCTCATCAGAGTCAAACGCGTGTCTGCAAAGAATAAATACATCCGCGAGACCCTGGACACCTAGACCAATTGGACGATGCCTCATATTAGACTTTCTGGCAGTCTCAACTGGGTAAAAATTTCTATCAATAACTCTGTTTAGGTTCTTGGTGACAGTCTTTGTAACTTCGTGGAGCTTCTCATAGTCAAATGTCTTGTTCTCTACATTCACATACTTTGGTAGAGCAATTGAGGCCAGATTACATACAGCTGTCTCATCTTTGTCTGTGTATTCCAAAATCTCTGTACACAAATTGGAACTCTTAATGGTACCCAAATTCTTCTGGTTAGATTTATTGTTGCAAGCATCCTTGTAAAGCATGTATGGTGTTCCAGTCTCAGTTTGAGACTTTAGGATAGCCTTCCAAACTTCGGTAGCTGGTACCGTGGAGTTAGCACGACCCTCTTCCTCATACTTCTTGTAGAGAGTCTCAAACTCTTCACCCACCGCATCAGAGAGGCCTGGAGCTTTGTCTGGACAGAAAAGGGACCATTGACCACCTTCCTCAACCCTCTTCATGAAGAGGTCTGGAATCCAGAGGGCTGAGAAAAGGTCACGACAACGTGCCTCTTCATCTCCCTGGTTGAGGCGTAGCTCCAGGAACTCCATGATATCCGCGTGCCATGGCTCCAGATAGACCGCGATAGAACCCTTACGACGACCAGCTTGGTTCACATAGCGAGCAGTGGCATTAAATACCCTTAACATCGGAATAATACCATCAGACTGTCCATTAGTACCTCTAATACGAGACTTATTAGCCCTAATATCATGGATGTGCATACCAATACCACCTGCCCATTTTGAAATCTGTGCACACTCAGTGAGAGTCCCGTAGATACCGTTGATAGAGTCCTCTTTGTTAGCAATTAGGAAACAACTGGACATCTGTGGCCTTGGAGTACCCGCATTGAAAAGGGTTGGGGTTGCGTGAATGAATAGACCTTGGGACATCTTATCATATGTGTCAAGTACAGAGGGGATATCATCACCATGAATACCAATAGATACCCTCATAAACATATACTGAGGTGTTTCCATAAGTATACCGTCAAGCCGTTGAAGATAGCTCTTCTCTAGGGTTTTGAGACCAAAATAGCCAAAATCAAAGTCCCTTTTTGTGATGATATCGTTTCGGACAATACCAGCAACTCGCGCAACTTCCTCTGTTACAATACCCACCTTGGCAAGTTTCTTCATAGCGAGATGAAAATTGTTGGGACACACCTTTTGAATATTACTGGCAACAATACGAGTGGCAAGGATTTCGTAGTCAGGGTCAGATGTAATCATTCCAACACAAACTTCGGCAGAAAGGGTATCAATTTCTTGAACATTAATACCATCGTAAAGGGAGGAGGCTACCTGTTGAGCAACTTTGGAAGAGTCGCAATTTTCCGAGAGTCCATATGTTAGATTCTTGATCCTATTGGTGATGTTATCAAATTTCATATCCTCAATACGACCTGAGCGTTTAATGACCCTCATTACTAATTATTCTACTTGTTTTATTTTTAACTTACTTCTTGCACTTCTCAAGATCACCACTAGTCACCTTCACTGTACCAACGGTTTCAAACTTACGATCGGGCTGAAGAAAGTAACTGTTCACAAAGAAGGGACCAGTTTCACCTGGACGAGCCACTGGAGCATAAGATCCTACGAAGCAGGCTGGAGGGTTGCATGGAATTTGTTCAACGTTGGTTGGCTTGTTGGCATAAGCCTCGTCAAAATCAGCTATGTTCAACATTTAATATCTACTAAGTTTTTTTTCCGAGGGTATATTAAATGTGTGATAACCTCCACCTCGAATCCCTCAAGCAGTGTGAGACTCCACTCAACACCCTATTCTTCTCTGAGTTCAACCAAGATCTTCTCCAGCGTGGGATCCGCCAGGCGTTTAGGAATAAAACTGGTATTGCCATTGACCGTCAAAATCCAGATGACCTATACAGTATCATGCGTGTCGTTTTCATCAACAACGCTGGTGACCACCACACACGTATCAATGAACAAGTTAAGTTTATGAATTCTCGCGTCATAGAGACTGCTGTGGGTCAGATTCAGACTGGCGTTTCTCAATATATGTCTTATGTCCAAGATATTGATACAATTGCGGTACCCCTTGCTCAACCAATGAACA